CCCATGTAAACAATTCTGTTTGGAATGTGAATTGTTTGCTTCATTGTTCGCCAAACATCAACCAGTTGCAGTCCTTCATTCGGCCTCAATTGCCTTTCATCTGGTTGCTCTTTTTCAACCATGTAATCTGCGAACGTTCGAAACAATGTCAACTTGTTTTTCGGGTTTTTGTTCATATAATCTGTCACTTGTGGATACAAAAGCTTCTGGTGCTCATCGTGTGACCTATTTCGCCATTCCAGCCTACATAGTGAGCATCTTAAATCATGCATATCAAACATTGTCTTCAAGACCTGGCGCATTTTGTCGGGAGTGCCTTCCACGGTGTCCTTCAATGCCTCGTTGCAGTGATCATGATTCCTTGGAATGTGTGCATTCACCCATTTGTCTGAATACCAGCGAAGCCCGTGTGTGCATGTTGGTCGCAATGCATTCTGCAATCTGCCATGAGCACACCGCCCCATTACTACGAACAATCCATCGACGCATTCTTGTTCGTATCCCTGCGGGACGTCCATCTTGCTCAGGACAATGCCACTCCAACCATGAGTGACCTCATGGTCATGGACGTTCCGTGTCCACTGAGTAATCTCACTGTACGTCGTCAGAAAATTGCGACAATCTTCTGGAACGTCCTTGAGTGGGTCCCATTCACGCTTCGGGTAACCTAGTGTGTGCTTCAGTGGGATTTTGACGAAGCGCTTCTGCCCACGTGCTCCTACTATCTCAAAAGTTTTACCTTGCGATTTCATTATGCGAGCCACTTGGTCAATTAGCGCTGCGATGTTGCCTGATGTCATGCGCAATTGTTTTTCCTTATATTCATGTATCGGGTTCTTCCTATGCGCATGTTTGATGACCGTGTATTCTTCTTCAAAGTCATCCTTGGTGACTTCAATAGTCACCGTCTTCTCCCGAGTTTCATCCTGATTCGTTTTCTCATTGTGGAAATGCACAACTCGCGGTCTTTGAAAGCAATGGTCAGCTAAACAACTGCTTGTTTCGCTCATCCACTGCAGTGTTGCCGTTTCCATGGCTGGAGTTGCATACGCAGGCATGATCGGGAACGCGTCCACCACCTTGGTGAATCGCTCATTCTTGATGTATGCACAATTCTTTTCTACCAGTTTTTCGCAAGCGAAATGATCTTCAATGAAGTACCGGTAGTGTGCACAGCTTGATCTGCACATGCCACACACAAAGACATCAGCTGCGAGGTCGTAGCCTAGTCCAAGTGACATAGCCTTGTACAGATTCTTGTTTGTTTGTGTTCTAACTCCATCCTTGGACCAGAAAATGCTACCTGATCCATGGTGGTTGACCACAATGTCAACCTCCTCTTCGGTGCTGAGGAATAGCAGCGTGCGCGCTTCGCACCGGACATACGGGTCATTAGCGATGACCCCCTGCTTGCCGAATCCGTCGAGAACACACTTCGAGTGCTCCATTGTTTATCTCTATGCGAGAGCTCACAATGAACGAGGTGTGCGCGATCAGAC